TGTGGTCGTCAGAAGGGTGAGAAGCGTAAGAGTTATCCGGCCTGTCGCCCTACAATGGCACAGTGTACGTCCGCTGCAAAGAAGAAGAAATCGTCGAAACGGATAAGCTGGAAGCAGAAGAAGGCGACTGGTGGACAGGTGACGGCACGTATTTTTTAGGCTATGATGCAAAAAAGGAGTTTTGCTATGGGTGACAAACTAAAGATGGTTGAGAAGAACGGGCAGCAAGTTCCGTTTTATGCTGCTGACGGCAAGGGCAAGATGAAGTCTGGTGGTCAAGCAAAGATGGGCTACATGGGTGGCGGCGGCATCAAGGCTGGCTACAAATACGGTGGTCAAGCCAAGAAAGGGTACAACTACGGCGGCTGCGTAATGGCTGGTCGTGGTGGTTCTTACAAAGGCGAGTCATAATGACAACTTCAGGTTCAAGAGACTTTAACCTTGATGTCGGTGAGATCATCGAGGAAGCGTATGAGCGGTGTGGGCTAGAGGTCCGCACTGGTTACGATGCCAGGACAGCGCGTCGGTCTTTGAACCTGATGTTTGCTGAGTGGGCCAACCGTGGGATGAACCTGTGGACCGTGAAGCAGGGTACGATTACCTTGACGCAGGGTCAGGCACAGGAGACGCTGACGGATGATGTTGTTGACATCTTAGAGGTTGTGCTTCGTCGTGACGGTACGGATTATGAGATTGATCGGATTAGCCGTGGTGAGTACACAACACTTCCGAATAAAACCACACAGGGTCGACCAAGCCAGTATTGGTTTGATAAGCAGATCGATCCAGTGATTAACCTGTGGGCAGTTCCTGAGAACTCCACGGATCAGATTATTTACTACTATGTGCGACGAATTGAGGATGCAGATGCGCTTGTCAACACTACTGATATGCCTTTCCGCTTTTATCCTTGCATGGTTTCTGGTCTTGCATATTACATATCCATGAAACGCGCGCCCGAGCGTATGCAGATGTTGAAGGCTGTGTACGAGGAGGAGTTCCAACGTGCCGCAGACGAGGACGAGGATCGCGTTCCGTTGAAGTTGCAGCCTAGTATTCGTTACATGAGGGTCTGATGGCATACGCATCTGGGAAACATGCATGGGGTATATCTGATCGTTCTGGTCGTCGTTATCGCTTACGCGAGATGAAGCTGGAGTGGACAGGTGCGCTTGTAGGTCCCGATGAGTATGAGCCAAAGCATCCGCAACTATACCCGCCAAAGGTCGCTCCTGACCCGCAGGCTTTGAGAAACCCAAGACCAGACAAGGCCGAGGCTTTGTTGGTTTACGTCGACACGCCGACTATTGAATCGCCTAAGCTAGAGCGTATTCGTGCGGTAGGTAAGGTCGGGACTGTGACGGTGACAACATGACTATGACATACGGTGAACTGAAGACAGCCATTCAGGATTATACTGAGAACGACGAGACGACGTTTGTTAATAACATTCCGTTGTTTATTCGTCTGGCAGAGGAACGCATCCTCAAGAGTGTGCAGCTCAACCTGTTTCAAAAGAACCAGTTTGGCAACATGACGAGCGGAAACGAGTACCTGGCTGCACCGTCAGACTTTCTGGCTCCGTTTTCGTTGAGCATCGATGTAAGTGGAGACAAAGAGTTCTTGCTGTTTAAGGACTTGGACTTCGTGCAGACGTATACTCCTGACGCAACGACAACAGGTCAGCCTAAGTATTATGCGCAGTTCGATGTGGATAATTTCATTATCGCGCCAACACCTGATGCAAACTACACCGTGGATATTCACTACCTATATCGCCCAGCGTCTTTGACTGCGGGGTCAGATAGTGGTACAAGTTGGTTATCCGAAAACGCAGAAATTGCGCTGTTATATGGGTCATTGATTGAAGCGTACACGTTCATGAAGGGTGATCCCAATCTAATGCAGATGTACATGCAGCGTTACGGTGAAGCTGTCGCACGTCTGAAGAATTTGGGTGAAGCCCAAGAAACGATTGACGAGTATCGCTACGGTGCTATTCGCAAACCAAGAACGTAAGGAGACTTAGATGGCTTTCACAGGAAACTATATGTGCACATCTTTCAAGCAAGAGCTTATGGAAGGTCTGCATGATTTTAACGTAGGTGCGAACACATACAAACTGGCATTGTATGACAACACCGCAACGCTGGATGCGTCCACAACTGTATATACAACGTCTGGCGAGATCAGTGGCACAGGCTACACCGCAGGTGGTGGAACGTTGACCAACATTGATCCGACAACAAGCGGCACAACTGCGTTTGCGGATTTTGCGGATTTGACATTTAGTACAGCGACAATCACAGCGCGTGGTGCGTTGATCTACAATTCGACCAACGGTAACCGTGCGGTTGTGGTTTTGGATTTTGGCGCGGACAAGACGTCAACAGCGGGTGATTTTACAATCGTATTCCCAACAGCGGACGCAAGTAACGCGATTATTCGGATAGCGTAATGTCTGACGTTGTCGTCCCCTTTTCCGGCTGGGGTCGGGGGACATGGGGTCAATTAGCCTTTGGCGAAGACTCCATTACCAACGACGGCGCAGCGGGACAAGTTGGCTCAGTAACAGTAGTTGCTGAGGCCAATGTTCCTGTAACTGGGCTAGAGGCGACAGCGAATGTAGGTTCTGTTACGGTTGTAGCAGAAGCGAATATATCTCCGACAGGATTAGAAGCGACTGGTGAGGTTGGCGAGATTGCCAATGTCATTGGTGAGTCTAACGTATATCCGACAGGCGTTGAAGGGACGGGAGCCGTTGGTACGGCAACCGTTTCTGGTGATGCGATTGTTCCTACGACTGGACTTGAGGCGACGGCAACCGTTGGATCGGTGACGGTACAGGCAAATGCGGACGTTTCAGTTACGGGTCAAGAGGCGACGGCGTCTGTTGGCTCTGTGACGGTCACAGGTATTGCCAACGTATATCCGACAAGTGCAGGGGCCACAGGCAGCGTTGGGTCTGTGTCGGTTGAAGCGGATGCGATTGTTCCTACGACTGGTTTAGAAGCCACCGCCTCTGTAGGTTCGGTCACTGTCATTGCTGAAGCTGATGTTTCACCTACAGGGTTGGAAGCTGACGGCGAGGTTGGCGAAGTTTCTGTTGGCATCTTTGTTGAGGTTGACGTTACTGGTGTCGAGGCTGACGCTCAAGTTGGTTCGGTCACAGTTCAAGCAAATGCCGACGTGACTGTCACGGGCATCGAGGCTACAGGACAAATCACTCCTGTCCTTGTGTGGGGACGTATTGTTCCAAATCAAAATCCGAGTTATACTCCTGACAACCCGTCGCAATCTCCCGCTTGGGGTGAGGAAACACCGACGCAGACATCGGGCTTTGCGCCCACGACACCGACACAATCCCCTGGATGGTCAGGCGAGGCACCTTCGCAGACGCCAGGTTGGACCCGAAAAGTAGCATAGGATAGAATTATGCCCAGTACATATACACTCAATAACGGTATCGAACTTATCGCAACAGGCGAACAGTCTGGCACATGGGGCGATACAACGAACACAAACCTTGAGCTTTTGGATTCGGCTCTTGACGGTCAGGTTACGGTCACTCTGACATCGGCGGGGTCTTCTAGTTCTCCAAATGACTTACCGATTACAGACGGTACGGCATCCAATGGACGTAACCGCATGGTTGTCTTTAACGACGGCAGTGATCTGGGTGCGACGGCCTACGTGCAGTTGACGCCGAACGATGCTGAAAAGATTATTTATGTGCGCAACGATCTGTCTGGATCGCGCAGCATTATCCTTTTCCAAGGGACGTACAACGCGAGTAACGACTACGAGCTTCCTGCGGGAACGACTGCGGTAATTTTCTTTGACGGTGCGGGTTCTGGCGCGGTAGCGGCAAACGTCTTTAACAATGCGTACTTTGACAGCCTGCGCTTGGGTTCTGTTTCGGTCACTGAAATCATCGACGACGATACAATGGCGACGGCTGCGGCGACGAACATCGCGACCTCTGAGTCGATTAAGGCGTATGTGGACACACAAGTTGGTGCCAACAACGAACTGTCCGAGGTTCTTGCTAACGGCAACACGACGGGCGGTACGGATATTTCTGTTTCTTCTGGCGACGACATCACGTTTGCGGATAGCAGCAAAGCCATCTTCGGCGCAGGGTCTGACCTACAGATTTACCATGATGGGGCACAGTCACTAATTGATGATGCAGGAACTGGTGAATTAAAAATACGCAGCAATATTCTGCGAACAATGAAATACACAGGCGAAACTACTGCCTTGTTTACGGCAGATGGTGCAGTAACTCTTTACTATGACAACGCAGAAAAACTCGCCACCACCAGCACAGGCGTAGACATCACGGGCACAGCCACTATGGACGGCCTTACAGTGGATGGGGATACCGCGGCTAATGGTAATTTAACGATCACAACATCTAGCAATACTATGCTGGACTTAATTGATACGTCAGCTTCGTTCCGTCCATCCATTCGTTTTATGAAAGATGATGGTACGGCTACACAGCTTCATATGTTGCGTGATGAAGACGGAGAACTTGATATTCTTCGGGGCACATCTTCACTAAGCCAAGCCCGTTTTGGTTCAAACGGCGATGTTAGCTTTTACGATGATGCAGGCTCCAATGTGGGGCTTCAGTTTGACGCTAGTAGCAGCGGCCTAATTCTTACAAACTATGGTGCAGGTTCAACCGTTGGCCCAGACGTGAACTTGTTCCGTGACTCTGCAAGCCCTGCTACGAATGATTACCTTGGTCGTATTCGCTTCACAGGTAATAACTCAACCGGCGGTGGTCTAGCGTATGCTCGGATTGAAACGATTGCCCGTACTACTACCGCAGGATCAGAAGATGGTTTTTTAACCATTAACACTGAAGTAGGCGGGGCGAACACAAGTCGTCTGGAGTTTGAACCTAGCGAGGCTGTCTTTAATGAAACGGGCGCGGACATCGACTTCCGCGTCGAGAGCGACACCGAAGCATATGCGCTGTTTGTTGATGCTTCTGCAAATAACGTAGGTGTTAAAACTTCAGTACCTTCAGAATCTTTGCATGTTACAGGTAATACACGCTTGGATGCAAATAACAGCGGCACTTCAAGAGGAGGTGCAGGGAACACTCTTATTTTGCGCGACAACGACACGGCTACAGCAAGCGGTCAGCCTGTCGGTGAAATTGAGTTTTATACTTCGGATGGTACAAACGAAGGTGTTAATTCACGAATTTCTGTGCAAGCCACGGGAACTGGTGCTGCTAGTGAAATGACATTTCAAACAGGCACGGCTGGCTCTTTGGTAGAGAGCCTTTCAATGTCCAATGAAATTGCAATCTTTAACGAGGGCGGCAACGACATAGACTTCCGTGTTGAGAGTGATAACGTTGTTAACATGCTGTATGTCGAGGCTGAAAATGACCGTGTAGGCATTGCAACTCAGCCTGAAGCACGGTTCCACATTAGGCACGGCACATATGGCGATGTGACTGGCGGTATTCAGATGGAAGGTGGAAACCAGCACCACTACTGGACGCTGGAATCTGCAACACATTCGAAGTTTAGCATTGGGTCTACAGCAGGGCAATTCTCATGGGAGCAGAGTAACGGTGAAATATTCCGTGCAAATAGTTCAGGAGTTATTATTAACGAGTCTGCCGTTGGAAGTTTTGACTTCCGCGTTGAGGGTTCGAGCGATCCGAATTTGATTAAAGCAGACGCTGGTAATAACTCTGTTGGTGTTGGGGTTTCTCCTAGCGCAGACACTAAGTTCCATATTGACGCTGGGTCGAGTCCAACAGAATATTTCAGAGCAGGTACAAACAACCGTCGCCATTTAAAAATCAGCAGCTACGACACAGGGTCTTTAGATGCGGGTCACGAAATTAACGCTTCTTCTGTCTCAGGTCAGATAAAGCTGTCTGCAAGTGGCGTTGAGCATATGCGCATAGATGCTCAAAGCTCGTACACAGCGTTTAATGAAACCAGTCAAGACATGGACTTCCGTGTTGAGAGTGACAGCCGTAGTCATATGTTCTTTGTTAATGCAGGTACAAGCCGTGTCGGCATTGGTGAAGGAAATCCTGACGGTCATTTACACATCACTGGGGACAACAGTTCTGACGGTGCAACGATTTTCTTGCAAGAGGCAAATAACAACACTTCTGACACATTAGGAACAATTTTCTTTGGCAATAACGCAGACTCAAGTCTTGCTCGGATTGTTGCTTACACCGACACTAACAACACAACATCTCACCTACGCCTCATGGCCACCAATTCGGGTACGGCCAAGAAGAGCCTTGACCTGAAGGCAACAGAAGCTGTCTTTAACGATAATGGTGAGGACATCGACTTCCGTGTTGAGAGTGACACGAAAACTCATGCCCTGTTTGTAAACGGTGCTAATGGCTACATCGGAATGGGGCCATCTAATCCGCTTACCCCACTTCATATTACACACAATGCCGCAGGTGAAATGATGCGGTTGGAAAGCACTGAAGCAGGTAATGGATATGGGCCTGTAATTGGGCTGTTCAGAAACTCTGGATCACCCGCTGATGGAGATGGTTTAGGGCGCATTAACTTTTACGGTGAAGATAGTTCAAGCAACATCACAACATATGCCAGTATTTTTGCATCAACTAACGATGTTTCAAACGGTACTGAAGACGGGAACCTATTGTTCCGAACAGTTGTAGGTGGTGCGGATACTGCTAGATTAAATATTGTGCCAACAGAAGCAGTGTTTAATGAAGGCGGTTCTGATTTAGACTTCCGTGTTGAGAGTGACTCAGACAGTCATATGTTCTTCGTCGATGCGGGAAATAATTGTATCGGTATAGGTGACACATCACCGTTTGACAATTCTTGGGGTACAACAGCAAACACACGGCAAGTTTCTATTAAAGGTACAAACTACGGCGTTTTGCATTTCAAGAGTTCTTCTACCGAAAGTCGCTGGTCCATAGGCGGCGGTCTTGGTAAATTCTTTGGTGCGTATGACGATATAAATGCCATTCACCATGTTCACTATATTGCAAACAGCGAAACAGTTTTCAACGAAGAAAGCCACAACATCGACTTCCGTGTTGAGAGTGACAGCAACACCCATATGCTGTTTGTGGATGCGGGAAATAACCGAGTTTCCATCGGAGAAAGCACTAATGCTCCAAATGCCACGCTAGAAGTTCAGGGCGGCGTGACCATGACTGCGGGTTGGGATCGGACCATAGAAGTTTCAGGAGACTCTTCTTCAGGCTTCCCTGTAATTGTTTGGAACAGCCAAGACGCAGGGTATGGCGGTATTGGTTACGATAGAACAGCCTTTACAGCCCCTATGAAATTCTGGGTTGATGCGACAGGTTCCGACATTATCGCAACGGGGCGCAATGTTTTAGAACTTGGTAAGAATGGTGGTGCTACTGTTTTCAACCAAGATAGTAACGACATCGACTTCCGTGTTGAGAGTGACGCTTCAAACCACATGATTTTTGTCGATGCTGCTAACAACAGATTAGCATTTGGTTTTGACGGTACGCCAGATAAGTCCTTTGTATTTAAGGGATCAGCATCAAGCGCAAGTTGGCGGCTTTATGATGACGGAACTAATTGGGTAGCGTTTGATCCTGTTAGTTCTATTACCAGAACAGTGAAGTTTTTGAACTCAGGTGCAGGAAGTCTAAATGTCAGTGTCCAAGGCTCTTTATCAAAAGGTTCTGGGTCGTTTAGAATTGACCACCCAGTTGCATCAAAAGCGGATACTCACGATCTTGTTCACTCATTTGTTGAGGCTCCACAGGCAGATAACATCTACCGTGGCAAGGTTGATCTTGTAGCAGGTCAAGCGACAGTAAACATTGATACTGTAGCAGGTATGACAGATGGTACATTTGCTTTGTTAAACCGTGAGATTCAATGCTTTACATCAAATGAAACAGGTTGGACAGCAGTGCGTGGATCAGTGAGTGGAAACATTCTTACTATCGAAGCGCAAGACAGTTCTTGTACTGACACAATTTCATGGTTGGTGATTGGTGAACGCCAAGACCAACATATGTACGACACAGATTGGACAGACGAAAACGGTAAAGTAATCGTTGAACCATTAAAGTCGTAACCCACAGCCATAAAGGAGAAACAAACAATGGCTCAAACAACTACTTGGAAAATTAACGATATGGTGCGAAACACCTCAGATGGTGGCGTAACCATTGTGTATTGGGAATGTAATGTTGTAGACGACACACATACTTCTTGCTCTGCAACTGAAGGTGGTAAACTACGTCTTACATATGATGCATCAGACCCCGATTTTACACCCTACGCAGACTTGACAGAAGCTGACGTTTTAGGTTGGGTCTATGACAGCTTGCGTGAAGGTGACGAAACTGCAACTGAAGCGAAAACACGCATTGAAACAGACCGTCAGGGCAAAGTAACTGCACAGGTTGCAAAGCTGACATCTGAATCAGACGGCGTACCTTGGTAATTTTAACACTAACATAGGAGATCACGATGGCTGAGAAACAAACAAAAACCATTTCGATCAACGGCACAGACTACACTGAAGACCAACTGACAGATCAGCAAAAGATGATGGTAAACCACGTCGCTGACCTAGATCGTAAAATTGGATCAACTCAGTTTAATCTGGACCAACTGCACGTCGGCAAACAAGCCTTTATGGACATGCTGACAAAATCGTTGGAAGCTGATACAACTGAAGATGTAGCAGCCGAGTAAACATGCTGGGAGTAACGAATGCCTCTGACCAAACTCCAGTTCCGACCCGGGATCAATCGTGAAACCACGTCCTACTCTAATGAGGGTGGGTGGTTTGACATGGACAAGGTCAGGTTTCGTTTTGGCTTTCCAGAGAAAATAGGTGGGTGGCAGAAAACTTCTGGCACCTACTTTTTAGGTACATGTCGTGCGCTGCACCCGTGGGTCGCGCTCCAAGGTGAGCGGTACTTGGGCGTTGGTACGCACCTAAAGTATTACATTAACGAGGGTGGTGGCTATAACGACATCACTCCGATCCGAGCGACGACAGCTGCGGGAGACGTTACGTTTACCGCGAGTGCGAATACGCCTGGTGCGGCTGTCGCGATTGGCGACACCACGATTACGCTGACAAGTGGTACAGGTTTCCCTGACACAGGCGTTATTAAGATCAACGACGAGGTGATCCGCTACGCCTCGATCTCTTCGAATACACTGTCTGGACTTGAACGTGGGTTTGACGGTACAACAGAGGC